AGATTACAGTGCTGCCAATCGTTCAGAAGCATTCAACGATACAAAATGGATTGAATTTGCTAAATGGTTCAAGGAGATAAGAGATGAGTAAATGGTTTGAAGATGCTTGGTGGTCTTGGGGATGTTGTATTCATTCCCGATTTGTTGATTATAATGACAACATAGACCGTTGTGCTTTCTTTTGGGAAATCAACTATGGTTGGTATCAAATGTATTATAATGATGAGGTATTATGAGATTTAGAGAAAGTAAATGGGAAGACTTCCTTGATGGATTTGGTAATATCCTGTATATCCTTGATTGCTATGATGCTGGTGATGAATGGGGATATGGTGAGTTCTGGGAAGCACTATCTTATGGTTGGATGGCAGAATACATCTATCCTTATGATGACTGGTATCAACCATCATACTCATATGAAAGACGATTGCGACTGGCAGAAAAACCACCACAACGCAAAGTGCAATTGATATCTTCTCAATATAATGGAGGATATCTTGCTTATGATGATAATGGATTTACTGTCTGCATTCAACCAGACAGAGATAAGGCAGATAAGTGCCTTGAGTATTATAAATCAAGATACCCTGATGCAATCATTTACGGGAGCTGGGACGAAACAAATGACTGAACATAATCCACTTAAATGGCAGGAAATCTTTGCACAACTGGTTGAAGAAGGACATTATGAAACTGGTTCTGTAAATTATTATCATCTCACAAGTATCTTGGAGGACTTGTATGAGGAAAATCAAGAACTCAAAAGCAGAGTAGAAACTCTGGAAAAGGATATGGAACTTATTAAATCTTATGTGTGGGAAAAATGACTGAACTCACACAAGAACAACTACAAACAATTGAAGACGCATTCAATTCACTTCCAGAAGATATGAGAACTGGAAGATATAGAAATATGGAAGGAATTCAAGAACAACTTGATAGTGGTGCTCAAATCATCTTTTATATGACGAGAGGTGAAGATAAGATTGATAAGGATGGTGAATATACAGAATATGCGATAAAAAGCATTAAGTTAGGTGAAGAATGAACAATCTTAATGATGGTAAGATATTTTTTTCTGGTTTTGTTCTTGGGGCATTTAGCTTTATACTTCTTCTTTATATGACTAAACCAGAAGCACAACAACCAGTTGCCTCCAAATCAAACTTTGAGGTGCTGGATACTTATTCTTATGAGAATAGGACTTGCTCTGTGATTAGATACACAAATCCTTCAACTACTTGGGTATATTTCCTTGATTGTAAAGAGGTGAAGAAATGACTTTACTTGAAACACTTGAATACTTTCTCACAGAAACCGCAGCAGATATGGATGGTTTGTCTTGGGAAATCCGTGAGGAAACTAACTTTGAGGACAATAACATAGAGCATTTGACTGAATGTTATGATTTTGAAAAAGAACTTTATGATAATCTCAAACAAATCAAATCCATTATTGGGGAACTGAAATGACTGATATGAAAACCAAAGCAGATAAAGTTTTTTCTGCTTATTATGATGACGAAGCACACGACCCTGCCTTCCACCTTACTGGTATTCTTCGTGAGGTAATCAACCAACTCCAACAAAGCCCTGGTGTGATTTCTTGTGCTGATGTGTTAGAATTGTGTGATGAATTGGAAAAACTCTAATGAAACTATTTCAAGTAGCAAAATGGGGTGTAAGGCAGGACTATGGAAAAGAATATAACCTAACACTCTTCTTCACAGAGAAATATTCACTCTTACAAGTTTCTTTTGATGTCGGTGAGTATGGTTCTTGGATTGAGTTTCCTTATCTACAAATCTCTATGGGTTATGGAAAGTTATTCTCATTCTTATTTACTTTGGGAAAATTAGGTTTCACAGCAGATTTTGCAGGCAGAAATTGGAGAGATGAACTCTATTATATTCAAGGGGACGAAGAAACAGATGATAAATAATAATACCTTAATTGGTTCGCATCTTTAAGGTAGAGGAGAGGCAGAAATGCCTCTTTTCTTGTATAAATAGTATTGCGAAACAATTTAAGAGTAGAAATGTATTATTACACTTACGCATATTTGCGTGAAGATAGAACACCTTATTATGTTGGTAAAGGTAAAGGAAGAAGAGTATATACCAAAGGGAAGGTGGAAATAAAACCACCCAAAGATAAAACCAGAATAATATTCCTCAAACAGAACTTAACCGAAGAAGAAGCATTCAAGCACGAAATCTATATGATTGCTGTCTTTGGTAGAAAAGATTTAGGAACTGGGATATTGAGAAATAAAACAAATGGTGGTGATGGAATAAGTGGATTTAGACATAGTGAAAAATCTAAAAATAAAATGAGTAAAAAAAGAAAAGGTGAAAATAATGCCTTTTATGGTAAAAAACATTCACCAGAAACAATAAAAAGATTGAGTGAAAATAAAAAAGGAATGGTTAGTGTATTTCTTGGTAAAAATCATTCACAAGAAACAAAAGATAAAATCAGTAATTTAAAAAAAGGAAAATATGTAGGAGATAAAAATCCTATGTTTGGAAAAACTCATTCACAAGAAGCAAGAGATAAAATAAGTGAAGCAAATACTGGAAGAGTTGTATCTATTGAAGTAAGAAATGAAATGAGTAAAAGAGTAAAAGGTGAGAATAATCCTTTTTATGGAAAAACTCATTCACAAGAAGCAAGAGATAAAATAAGTGAAGCAAATATAGGAAAAACTTGCCCCGAAGAAAGAAAACAAAAAATATCTTCTTTCCATAATAAACTTTTGCGTCTTCTATCTCCTTCTGGTGAGATTGTGGAAGAAATAACCACAATTCGCAAATTTTGTAAAAAATACAATTTGGATAGAAAAGAAATATCAAAAGTAATAAAAGGAGAACTACACCAATTTAAGGGATGGAGTGTGCCGATTTAACAACTGGCACAAGGACTTCCCAAAGTCCCTGAAAATGCCTTATAATACTCTCATACACACAGACACCTGATGACTAACCTTTCACCCCAAGCACAAGCAATAGTAGGTGTAATTTCAACTACCATAGACAAACCTATGAACCGTATTGAGGTTGCTACTGCTGTTCTTCGGTGTTTGATTGATGAATGTAGTGAAGTTCGGGGAACTGGAAAAGTTGATAAGAAATCTCAAGTAGTATCTGTAAAAACTTTGATGGAACTTGCTACTGAATTGGAGGCAAACTGAAATGACTAAAATCCTCAAAGGTTGGAAAATGGTATTCAAAGATTTTCTTCACTGGGAAAGTATTATCAAACGACATTATAACCCTTTTGATAGTGCTATTTTCTTTCATAACATAAATCAACCACCAAATGAATAAAGAAGAATACTTTAAGTGGATAGAAGAAAACGACACTTACCCAGAGCACTCACATAAGTGGATTGTGAGAACTTATACTGGTGATAAGTTATTCTATCGCAACTTCGGCACATTTGAGACCAAAGAAGAAGCAAAAGAGTTTATTGAGAACTATAAGGAAAAATATACGACCAAAGGATTTATTACAAGGTATAGTATTCAAGGAGTTTGTGAGGTATTATGATTGAAAACCCTGATGAAATCGTGCTTGAAAATGTGAAGATGTTTCACTTGGAAAGTATGAATGAACGAGCACTATGGATCGGTGTTTATGGACAAGATGGTAAGATTTATCATTTGAATATTAGTGGTGATCAACTGAAATACTATTGGAGTGATGAGACACCTGACGAAGTGGCACAAGGACACACCAGAACTGACTTGGATGCCCTATAATACATTCATAGACACAGACACCTGATGACTTACACAATCACAAAAGAAATTCGTATTGTTCACAAGCAAGATGGATGGGAGTATGTCTTTACAACTGATGAGTATGGAACTGTGAGTGTAGAAGGTGATAATGGATTAGGCATTCACATTCCCAAAGATTGTATTCAACACTTTATTGATGTTCTGGAACAACTGAAATGAACTACCTTTGCCTTGTTGATGGTCTTGTAGAATATGGTAGCACCAGTTTGAGTGATTTTGCTCACTATCAACTGGTGTATGCCGAAGAACACCGTGATGCTGATGTTCAGTATCTCACACTGACTGATGAAGAGTATGATGCTATGTTTCCTGTGGAGGAGGGTGATTACTAATGACTAACAAACTACCACCAAAAGTAGGACACATTTTTAGATTAGCAGAGATTATCCGTGAAGTGGATGGTTCTTATTCTCTTGGTGCTTCTGCTCTTGCCGAAGCAATCCTGTCTCATAGTTTGGTTGAGGAAATGAAATTTACTTTGGAGGATGAAGAATGAAACTTTTTCAATACGATAAAAAAGTTTGGGATGATAGTGAAGTAAATCACACTTGGCAGTTTGGTATTCTCAAAAACAAATCACTACTCTGGGTGAATTATGAGAACCCCAGTAGTTTAGTTCATAGTAATGGTGGATTTCACATCCTGCTCTCCTTTCTTACTTCTTCTTCTTTTCTTGGAGTAGATTTTCAAGTTGGTAAGGTTGGTTTGAGTTTTAACTTTTTTACAGAATACTTTAGTGGGTGGGAGAACTGAAATGACTAACGAACAAAAACTCACACTTCTTCTTGGAGTTCTCAAAACATACGCAGAACAAAAACACTGCTATAATGAAAAAGGAGATGATTACACTCCAAGTGCTGGTAGTTATGATGATGCCTTTGAGGATGGTGCTGATTATGGTGAGATTACCTTTGCCCGCACACTTTTAGAACAGATTGGTGTAGAATATGAACATCCTGTGATGAAAGAAAATGACTAACAATCTACCAGAAAACGATGATGCTCCGTGGTTAAATCTCACACCACAAGAAGTAGAAGAACTGCGATATAATAAGCAAAAACTTACAGATTATGGTAGGGAGAAAATCAGAGCACTTATGCTAAAATCACAAATGACTGAAGACATACAACAACCAAACGGAGACTTTCTAAAGAACTATCCAGATGTAACTCGTGTTGAAGTTATTGGTAACGATGGACGAGAGTTTGTTCATTATGGGTGCTCTAATGTTAAGGTAAGTTTGCAGGACGACGGTAGAACAATTAAAGTATTTTTATACACTATGTTTCAACAAAAGGAAAATGACTGATATGATTTTCTCAACAAATGGTGAAGAAAGCTTTCGCATACCTTTTCCAACAACTCATGGAACTAAATGCCCTGAAACCAAACTTGAAGTAAAGAAAATGACTATTAGAGCACAACAAATCGTAGATGCTACCCTTGAACTTACTCTCCGTCCTCAAAGTGAAGACAGAAAGAAAGTGGTTGCTGCTGTAATTCGTGAGGTTGCTGATAGGTTATGCACAGATTTAGGGGAGAGGGAATGTCCTATAGATAAGTTGCGTGAGATTGCTGATGAGGTCGAGGCACTTTAAGAACTGGCACAAGGACTTCCCAAAGTCCCACAGAATGCCCTATAATACATTCATAACCACAAAGGACTGATGACTACTCTCAATCTTACTGAACGACAAGTAACCATTCTTGGTATTGCTCTCACTACTCTTTATGATGAGATTGCTAAATCTAATGAGGGCAAACAAATGAGAGAAGATATTATAGAACTCAGTCGTTACGTTCAAAAACAAACTTTGGGGGACTGAAATGACTAAAGAAGAACAAATCAAGTTCCTTCAAGATACAATGAAATCTCAACTTGAGGTTGCAAACTCACTTAAACAACTTAATCAAAATAATGTTGAAGTTCAAGAGAATATTGCGAAGTTAGAAGCAAACATTCAACTTCTACAAAATAAATTAGAATTGGAGAAATTGGTAGATGACTGACGAAGAGTTTCTCAAACAGACAGCAACCAAGGCAGCAAATGCTCTTCATATGCCTTTGGGTGAGATTGAACCACTAAAAATGTTAGAAATGTTTTCTTACCTTCACATTCTTATGGGTGGTGATAAAGAACTTATGATACACTGGGTGAATACTCATAACAACCACTTAAAGTTTTGTCCTGGTGCTCATTTGACTGATGCTCGTATGGATGATATAATTGGATACTTGGAAGGTATGGTAGAGCACTGATGACATTCTCTAAACGAGTATTATCAACAGACAAACAGAAAACCACACTCAACTGGTGGGAGTATCATATCGGGCACTGCTGGATGACTGGATGGCAAAGCATTCGTGGTGCATTCCGTATCTGGGCAGACTTGATGGGTAGTAATTATGAAAATTATGATTTACCCAGAACAGTAGAAGACCCAGAAGCAGAATGTATTGAATGGTTCTGGGCAACTCTTGGAGAAGATGAAGTTTATCCCAAAGAGTTCCTTGAATATCTTATGCAAATGGCAGAGGATGTAAGAACAGGAAGAGTTGAAACTGTTCCACTTGATGAAGATTTCTTTGATAGACTAAAAGACCTTACTGATGGTGTGGAATTAGACGATGACTGACGAATACTTAACTCACGAAGAAATGTTAGAGATTGCTGCACAAAGAGAAGCAGAGAATGAGGATGAATATGTAGTGGCTGAGGAGGAATGAACCATCGGAATGTTTGATTATTTCCGCTCATCATATGATTTGGGCGAAGGATTTACTGATAAAACAGTATTTCAAACCAAAGACATTGAAGAAGGCATCGGTGGCACAATGACCAACTTCTGGTTAGACCCAGCAGGTAAGTTATGGTGTCCAAAATACATCAATACACATACATTTGAAGAAATCTCAAAAGATGATGAGCGGTATAATGATAAAGTACTTTTCCTAAACTTTGAGTGGATACCTACTGGCACTCACGGTAAGTTTGTGCCCCATGAAATCACCAAATACATTGAAATCTATCCTGAAGGATGGAAGGGGGAATGGAAAGATTGGCCCCGCTTGAAATTACACTTCAAATATGGTATACTACAAGACTATGAAGACATCACTGGACGATGAATAAGAAAACTAAACTGATTATGGCTCTTCAACAAGTAGAAGGAGTTGCTAAACTGATGGAGGGTGATATGCACATTCTGCGACATCTATCACCTATTCACGTAGAACTCAAACGTCAACTATCCAAAGAAAAAAATGCAAAAGACACTGATTGATGAGGCATTTTATGAGTGATACTGACCCAACCACTCCTCATTATGAATTTAATTGTTATGTTGAGTGTTGTGAAAGTCTAGATAGACCAGTAAGTATTGGTGGTTTTATGAGATACAGAGCATACCTTCGTGAAGTAGGGATATTGTAATGTTTAAGTGGTTTGATAATCTCCTGCATCCCTATAAGATAAATGAAACTAATATGAATAATGCTGATATATACACTCAACTTATAGCAAGAATTGAAAAACTTGAAAATGAGAACATTGGCACCAACAATGCTTTATATGAAATAGAAAATCGTTTGCAAGCACAGATTGACAATATTCACCCAGTGGTGTATAATTTAAAAAACGATAATTGGCATCAGTAAAATGGTTTATGACAATTTAACAGAATATGAACGATCACTCGCACGGTTTGGTGATAAATGTGCCCTCATTGCAGGACTTGAAATCACAGATAAAATCACTCCTGAACAAGCATATCAGGAAATCAAGGATCTATACAAAGATCTTAAAAAGTTGCGTAAGAAAGAACGACGCATCTGGGGAAATGCAGGCATCGGAACTACGAAACTGCGCTAAATGTGGTGAAGAAAAACCACTGGACAAGGAACATTATCAAGTAGTAAAATACTTTAAATCAAACTTTTCATATTACTGCAATAAATGTAATGAGTACATCAAACCAAGAGATTGATACATTATCAGTCAAAGAAAATCCTGACGGTTCCTTTGAAATTACTTGGGATAAAAATGACCCCAAATGGAGTTTTATGAATGGGTTGACGAATGAGCAGGTTCAGATTATAATCAAACAAGCAATCAACGAGGAACTTCAAAACCGTGACTGACTACAAGAAATATGCTCTCGGGCAACTTGAAAACTTTCTGTATGATGCGATGAGTGCAGAAGCAACACCACAGGAAATCTATGATACTATCAGAGGTGTTGTTTCTGACAACTATTATACCTATAAACATCAAGCATCTCAGGCATATGAGCTTCTTTCTCTTTTGAATGGACATCGTTCCGTAGATTTGGACTTCTGTGATAAAGATGATACAACAGAAGAATGTGTTAAATCTTGGAGTGATTTTTGGACAACTACATCATACACTGAGGAAGAAATTGATGCAATGTGTGCTGCTGCAACTTCAGCAAAAATGGGTAAGGTGAACAAGTGGGTTCTTCCTGTTGAAGAAGATGGTGATGATTGTGTGATTACTTTTCCTGATGATTTGTTAGAAGCAGCAAATCTTAAAGAAGGTGATCAGATTGAATGGATCCCCCAAGATAATGGATCTTATTTGTTAAAAAAAGTTGAGGTAAAGAACTAATGGCACTATCACAATCGGTTGAAGAAAGTTTAAAAGAAGCAGAACAATCTTTAAGAAATGCACTTGCATTCTCTGCAAGGTCTGAACGTCCTGCAATTTGTACATCAATCTCCAAAATGATACAGGAGATTGAAACTCTTCAAACTTATGATAGCTTGATGGATAAACTTGAAAGTAGGGAAAAAGGAGATACTGGTTCCTTTGGCACATTCTTTGGTTAAGAACTGTAAAGCAATTCAGAAGAGAACCTTAAGCATTCTTCATATTCCTAGATATTGTGTTAGGATAGTAACACAATGATGGAGAATTATGACACTTGCAAGAACTGGAACTTCTGAATTAACTAAAGAAGAATGGGACGAGTTAGTTGCACTCAAAGAAGCAATTAACTATGATCCAAGCACAGTAACTTACGAAAAAATGGAGAAGTTTAGTGAATTGCTTGTTCGTTCTTTGGAAGGTAAGGGTGATGTGCCACTTAGAAAAGTGTCATAACAAAACTCTACTCCTCGTAAAATGGTCTATAATAGGTTCAAAGACCAAAAGACAATGAAATTACCTTTAATCATTCTTTCGTCAATTCTAATTCTACCAACACCAGTAGTTGCACAAAATGCTACTGTATATGGTGAGTGTTATAGAAATGTAGAAGAATATCTACCTGGTTATTACACATCTTCTGGCACATATGTCAGCGGACAAGTCAGAACAAATCGTGAACCTGTTTTCTGCGGAAATCAGGGATACGGTGGTCAACAATATCAACAACAAGCACAAGCTCCTACTAAAAGATGTGGTGCAAGAAATACCAGTCTTGGTGCCCTACTTGGTGGTGGTATTGCATATTTTGCAACTCCAAGAAAAAACTATTCTACATCTATTCCCGTGGGTGCAGTATTGGGTGCTGTTGCTGCAAATACAGACTGCTATTGACTTGACACTGATACTCTCCTCTCTTATAATTCACTTATCAACCTTGATTTCATCATGAAACTTCGAATTCTTATTGCAATGGTTCCTTTTGTTGCGCTCCCAGCTTTAGCACAACAATATTATCCACCGTCATTTTATACAGCACAGCAAGCACCAATTATTGTTCCTCCAACAGTCATTAACACGCAACAACAAGAGCACAATTCCTCCAAAAAGTCCTGTAAAGAAAGTGCTATTGAACTGTTCCTGTTTAGTATTCGTAGAACCACAGGAGATTGCACACCATAATACCTACTGGGCCCCTGAAAGTGTCCTTATAGTATAACACTCAAACAAAAATCAAATGTCTACAAGGAGCAGAATTGGACTAGAACTCTCTGATGGGTCAGTAATTTCCTCATATTGCCACTGGGATGGTTATCCTGAGTTTAATGGAGTCAAACTTGTAGAGCACTTCAATTCTTATGAGAAAGCAGCAGAATTGATTGATGGTGGCGATATTAGTTGCCTTTGGACTAATTCTGGTTGGAATAATGAAACTCTTCCTGTCACTGGTCCTCTTACCTATGCTTCCCGTGGTGAAGATTGCCCTCCTCGTTATGATGTGTCTGCAAAGACTTATCTTGAAAATGGCGAAGAGTATGCTTATCTGTTTGCAAATGGCGAATGGGTATGCTATAATTTGCACGGTGTTCCTAATCAAGTAAACATTCCTGTTCCCGTTGCTGCTTAATGTATGACTAACGTTAATCTGAATACAAATGAACTGAATATCTTGCTGTCAGCTCTCAATCATCTTGCACCAAATCAAGAGGTGCGACTTGAGAAAGAATATGGCAGCACAGCATCTCTTTACAACAAGCTTTATAGTATTGCAGAGCAACAACGATGATTGAATACAACGAAGATCGCAAAGATCTTCAAACAGAACGATTGATTGACAATTTTATTGAGGATTGTGAGCGTGAAGCAGCACGTTTAGAGATCACAGTAGACTATTATCTTGCGGAGTTCACATGACTTTTCTTCTTGGAATGGCTCTTGGTTCACTGATTACAATCGGCACTGCACTTATTTTTGCTATTGACGACGAAGACGAAAACTACTACAATTAAGAGGTAATTTACAACACACAATGAAGTATTTGTATTTGGTTAACTATTGGGTTCCTTTTCCTTCTAGTGAATATGGTGGAACTGTAAGTGTCATTGCTTCAACTGACACTGAATGTCATGATATTCTGCGAGATGGTGGAATTTCTTATGACAATGTTCATGATAATCTGATTATGGCAAATGTGGTCAGGGCACCACGATTTGCTCTTCGGGATGAAGACCAAGAACCACAAATTGTTAAATCCTTTACTACCTGATTATGACTAGCGTTTCCGTTGACAATTATCTTTGCATTAGTTTCAAACAACAACTTAACGAACAAGTTGCTGCTCTCAAAACCAAAGTGAAAGAGCAACAAGAACAAATCACTCAACTTGAACGATTGATTCAAATCATGACTCAAGAAATTGATGAAGAAAAAGTTTATGATTGTTGACTTTTGATGTTTTTCTTGTTATTATAGTTTTGTTAGTTGATGATTAACTTGGAAATTCCACCTCTGCCTTATTCTGCACCTGATGGACATTACTATGAGTATGAAGAGTTTAAGCATAATGTTGTTCGCATCTGGTTGTGCAATACTAGGAAATTTGATTATAACCTTGGTGCCAGTACCAGAACCATTCACTCATTCTACAATACAAAGCGCAACAAGTATTATGCCCCAATAAATACCAAGACTGTTGGTAAAGAAATAGATATTAAGGACACTAGACCTTATACAGCTATGAAACTCAAACAATCACCATTAGATCAATTCTTTGTATGACTACGTTCTATTCAGGATTGGATGTTAAGTACAAAGAGCAAATTGGTTTTATTGATTTTGTATGTGAGAAGTACATCACTATCTGTATCAATAAATTAGAGCATAGGTCTAAGGATGTGTGCTTGTTAGTCTATCCTCATCAGTGGAAAGAAGTACAACTACTGAAAGAATCTGAAAAATGAAACATAAAACATTATGGAAATGGTTTGCAATGGCACTAGGAGAGAAAGCATCCAAATGTGATAACGAATCTGATATTGTTGCAAGGATTCGTGCTGTCATCTTTCTCACATACCTAATCACCAATTCTTTTATCGTAGCAAACACATTAAGACATTGGAATGATAAAACTACTGTAGAGGTTTATATAAATGAAATACCAAGTTCAATATCTACGCCCAAAGAGAAAGGGTTACTCCAAACAAGTAGCAACCTTTCTCTCTATAGATGATGCTGCTTTTTGGCAGCAAGTCATAGAAAAGCAAGGTGCAAAGGATATACAAATACATGTTAAGTGAAACTGGGCCCCTCAAAGTGTCGCTATAGTGTAAGCAACAAACAAAAATGGACGATTTTGACGATCTTTCAATCGAAGAGTTCTCTCATTTCGACTTTGTTGAAGAAATGACTGAATGTATTGATGCTGAAGAAAAGTTCAATGTCAATGATTACATCAACGGAAACTACGATTACTAATGAAAACTATTAAAATCTTCGGCACTTATCACTGCTACGTTCCCAACAAAACTTACTTAAAATGACACCTGACACTCTTAATTTTAGTGGTGATGCTGTCACCTTTCTTGGATTGATTGGTGTTGCTTCAACCGCAATCATTATTGTTACAATCTTTCGTTCATTCTACAACTCTCCCCTTAACAAATGAAACCCTCTGCAATTCTATATGATCTGCGCGAACTGAATACTACCTGGCGCAAACAATCCTTTCAATATACCAAAGAACAGCAAGCTCTTTATGATCGTTTAGTACAACTTCGTCGTGAGCGTGTTCAACAATTTTATAAAGAAGGGCGCGTTTTTGTAGGATCTCGTGCTGCATATGATAAAGAATTGGCAGAAGAAGCGGCAGAAGCAGCAAAGGTAGCAGCAGAAGTAGCAGCATCAGAAGAATACTAACCAGTTTCTAAACTGTCCACCCTCTCCACCATTCTGGTAGGAGGGGGTTTATAGTATAAAGAGATAAATAAAAAGAAACCACCTTGTTTCTGATGAAGACGTTCTCTCAATTTATTTCTGAAGCATACGATGCTGCTGTTATGTCAGGCAGTCAAATTCGTCGCCAAGGTGAAGGTGAAAGAGTTGGAACTATAAGAAAGAAAACAACACCAGAAATTCGCAGAACAAAGAGAACTGGTGGCGGAGAAACTAGACCATCAGCATATAAACCAAGAGCAGATATTGGTACTCAAAGATCAACGTCTGATAGAATACAGCAACCAACACAAGAGCGTGGATCTGCTGCACTCTCACCTAAAGAAGCACAAAGGAAAGCATATTTAGAGCGTAAAGCTAGAGAGGCAGGTGGTGGTGCAAAACCAAAAGAATTGGAGAAGCAAGCAACTAAACTGTTGACCAAAAGAGCAGCACCAAAGGCAAAAGCACCTGCAAAAGATGAGAGATTTTCAAGTTCAAGAAAACCTGAAGAGCATATGATAAAGGGCAAATATACCAAGGCAGAGAAGAAAACAATGGTGAGAGCAGGAAAACAGAAACTGCGTGACCTTGTTCTACAATCAACAGGCAAAAAGAAAGAAAGCGAACTGAAGAACAGATATACTGGACCTGATAAGTAAACTGGGCCCCTGAAAGTGTTCCTATAGTATGAGCACTACCCAAATGACCAACTTCGTTATTGACCAACCCAGAATGATCAACGGTGTAGAACATTTAGTCACCACTGTGAATGGTTTTGATCGTGTTCAAATCAATAACAAACTGCACGACATTGGTGAGGTAATTCTTAACCTCAAGATGGAGCAAGATCGTCTAGTTCAGATGCGTAACTTGATTGATCAGGAGCACGAAAAAACTGACGATTTGTTTAACGAATTGTTTGGTGCTTGATATACCTCACCAGCACACTCTACAATCGCCTGTAACACTATGAAAACTGTGAATGTACCTCTCACTACCCTTGAGACTTTAATTGAGGGTCTTGAGAATGCTGTGAATGTATGCTATAATGTAGATTCAACTGATGGAAACTGTGAACGCACCTATCCTTATGCGGTTGGATACAGTCGCGGCGCAATGGAAATGATTATTTCTAATCTTGAAGCACTGAAGACGCAAGCAAACTGATTATGGCACTTTTTGAAGCACAAGTTTGGGTTTCTGGTGAATATCCATACCAAGCAGAAATTAATGCAGCAAATGTATTTCAGGCACGAAAGAATATAGCTCGACGCGAAGGTGTTGATGAGAAATATGTAAATCGTGTTGTTCAGGTTCAAGAACAAACATCTTCATCATCTTCACCATCATTCAGTTCTGGAGATACTGGTGGAATGGTATGGTTACTTGGCATTGGATTTGTTCTTTATTTGCTGGTAACTTACTGGTATATTGCTATTCCTATTGGCATTATTCTTGGCATTCTCATCTACATGGGAAGAAACGAAGATTAACAACTGGGCCTTTGAAGTGGTGAAACCTACCATTCTTATAAATAATTATAGATGGGTTTCGCCGCTTATGTATTACACTTACGCATATTTGAGAGAAGATAGAACGCCTTACTACATTGGAAGAGGAAAGCATCACTCTGGATGCAAATATCATAGAATGCCTCAAAAACACGCTTGTGGTGTACCTCCAACGGAAAGAAGAATAGTTCTAAAAGATAATCTCTCAAAAGAAGAAGCAGTTAAACACGAAGAATATTTGATTGATTTGTTTGGTTTAGTTTGGGATGAAACTGGAATACTTAGAAATTATGTTAGAGACAGTCGTGGTGGAAGTTATGTAGGAAGAAAACTTTCCGAAGAAACAAAACAAAAAATGTCTCTTGCTATGAAGAAAAGATGGGAGAATGGTGATTATGACAGTGATGAGTATAGAAACAAAATATCTGAAAGCAACAAAAAAAACCCAAGAGTTAAACAACATTCTGAAGAAACAAAAAGAAAAATAAGCGAGTCTCTTAAGTTAAAAAAACTAGGACAAAGCGAAGAGTCAAGAAAAAAAAGATCTGAAAGTCTAAAACAATGGTGGGCAAATAAAAAGTCTTCACAAAATAGTTAATAACCACTGGGCCCCTGAAACTGTCCCTATAGTATGAGCACAAACATTATGAATTTTCAACTGCGGCCGCACCAAGAACGCGGTCTTGATGCTATGGCAAAGTATAGCAAAGGTCAACTCATAAAACCAACTGGAGCGGGAAAAACTTTGACTATGATTGCTGATTGTCTTAGGGAGTTTTCCAAAGAAACTCCTCAGACTGTTGTTGTAGTCTGTCCTCGTATTCTTTTGGCAACTCAGTTGTGCTCTGAGTTTCTAGAGTTTGTCACTAATTCACAGGTATTTCACTGCCATTCTGGAGAAGTTCACTGGGAATCCTCTACTCGCCCTGGTGAGATTAAGCAGTGGGTGAGTGATACTCAAGGGCACAAACTGATCTTCACTACCTATCACTCCCTGGATCGTCTTCAGAAGGCAGAGATTGATGTGGATACGATCTACTTTGATGAGGCACATAATTCTGTGCAGCGTCACTTCTATCCTGCGACAGAGCATTATGCTGCCAATGCAAATCGTTGCTACTTCTTCACAGCTACACCCAAGCATTCGCTCACTCCCACTAAACCTGGAATGAACAATGGCAGGGTTTATGGTCAGGTCATCATCAATGTTCCTGCTCCTGAGTTGATTGCTGGCGGGTTCATTGTGCCCCCTAAAGTACACATCAAGCAACTGCCTATGGTTAAGGGTAAGCAGGTTGTTTTTGATCGTGATGCAGAGAATCTGCTGGAAACGATTGATGAGCACAGCGTCGGTAAGATTCTGATTTGTGCTAAGGCAACCAAGCAAATCGTTGGTCTGGTATCAGAAACTAACTTCTGCTCCGAACTCAATCAACGTGGTTACTCTTGGATGTACATCACTGCCAAGACTGGTGCTGTGATTGATGGCAAGAAAGTCAATCGTGAGGTATTCTTTGACACCCTAAGTGCCTGGGGCAAGGATAACTCCAAGAAGTTTGTTGTGTTGCATCACTCCATTCTATCTGAGGGCATCAACGTATCAGGATTGGAAGCAGTCTTGTTTATGCGCTCCATGGATTACATTGGAATAAGTCAGACAATCGGGCGCGTCATAAGATTGCATCACGACGATGCCAAAGCTCTGCGCTCTGGTGCTATTCAACCAGGTGCTGTGGATACCTACACCAAATCTTTTGGTCTTGTGTGTATTCCAGTGTACAACAAGGTAGGCATCAGCACTGCCCAAAAAGTACAGGCAGTGGTTGATACGATCTTCTCCAAGGGAGAACCTGCCATCTCCGTGGTCACACGGTAAGTCTCACTGAGAACCCAGTCCACCACTGGGTTCAAAACGTGTTTTTTTGAAGATTCTACCGCAAACGACCTACAGGTCATCCACTGCAACCAAATCACCGATTTTTCTTAAAATGAAGACCAAGAACTGGAAAGCCTACTGCCAAACTTCATTCAACTCCCTACAAGCAAATGTAGAAAATTGGGGCAATCCTGATTTTTTCCGACCTATCACACGCAGCTTTTATGAGCAAGTATTCAGTTCTGGATACAATCACACTGGATTGATTAGTGAAAATGCAGTGAATAATCCCAAACAACGTACAGACGATCATTGCTTGTCTCCACAATTCATTGGTCGGATGATTATGGACAATCCTGATAGGTATCTGTCAGATTATGATATATTCGAGAACTTATTTTATCTTGCTCGTACATCTATCAGGATTACCAAATCTGAAAATAAGCAACTGAGTTTATTGACGACCAATAAAAGTGGTTCTGATTACAAGGTGTATGTACCAACTAATCTTAAGTATCAGCATCTTGACATCAAATTGTATCGTAAAATTGGTACAAGGTGGGATGATGTGGTAGAATATGATGATAACGTTCTTCCTGCACCTACGGATCTGTTGCAATACGAAAAGAGGTTTTTGGTATGAAGGAAGGATTTTTGGTGAATAAAGGTGAGTATGCTGCAATTCCTTATTGCAATCAGTATCTCATCATACACAATGGGCAACAACTTGAGAAGGTGTGTAGAACTGAAGGTAGTGCTCGCAAGTATATTGAAGAGCACAAGAAGAGTACATCAAAGGGTAAACTTCCCGTTGATTGATACTGGGCCCCTGAAAGCGTCCCTATAGTAGATACCTACACCAAATGTTCTGTTCTATCTTTGAGGATGGATCTCTTCAAGATTACATCAATCAAAACGCACAAGATCCTTGGATTGGTACACCTTTTGAAGGTTATGTGTTTATGTCTCCCAAACAAAAAGGAGAGTTTGGTGAACGTTTTGTGTCCAAATACTTCACTATAAAAGGTAGTGAAGTAAAACGTGCCAAAACTTCTACTGCTGGACACGATAGGGTGATTGATGCTATACTGACAGAGATCAAGTTTTCTCTTGCAACTCGTGACAAAAAAGGTGGTGTGAAAGAAGATCAGTTTATCATCAATCACGTCTCAAAGGATAAAGATTGGGAACGTCTTGTGTTCTTTGGAATCAATCCAACCGAAGAAGATTGTCGTTTCTTTTGGTTCTCCAAAGAGGATTTTATTCAAAACCTGGAAAGTGATGAGTGTGTGTTTGCGCCTCAACAAGGTGGCAAATCTATTGGCAATGATGATTACATCTGCACAAAGATCGATAAATTAAAGAGTATGTCGTTCGTAAAGTCTCTGGATCAATGGTAAATCTTCATTTGGGCGATTGTTTAGATATTCTACCAACACTTGCGGACAATTCCGTAGATATGGTGTTGGTAGATTTGCCATACGGAACAACTGCCTGCAAATGGGACAGTATTATTCCTTTGGACAAGTTATGGGAGCAATATAATCGTATCTGTAAAGAAGATGGTGCAATGGTATTCACTGCCGCACAACCATTTACGACTATACTTGCAACATCCAATCTTGAAAACTTTCGTTATGAATGGATTTGGGAGAAACCTCAAGGAACTAATCCTATGAATGCAAAAGTGATGCCACTTAAATCTCACGAAAACATTCTGGTCTTTTATAGAAAGAAACCCATTTATAATCCACAGATGTGGTATTCAACACCTTATAGTGGATTCTCATCAGATACCAGCAAGATCGGTGAGGTTTATGGTAGTGCAAAGAGCAAGCATCGTGATAACCCAGAGGGATCAAGATACCCCAAAACAGTGTTACGATTCAAGCAAGAAAAGGGTTTGCATCCTACACAAAAACCAGTTGATCTAATGGAATACTTAATCAAGACATATTCCAATGAAGGTGATACTGTACTTGATAATACTATGGGCAGTGGTACAACTGGTGTTGCTTGTATGAATACCAACAGAAACTTCATTGGAATGGAGAGTGATGCAAACTACTTCAGGATTGCTCAAGATCGTATCAGCAATCCCATTCTTTCTGCAATGAGTTAAACTGGGCCCCTGAAAGTGTCCCTATAGTATGAGCACGAAGCAAATGCAAAATAAGCACCTAGAGCACCCTGAAGATGTCATTCTAACGGGCGATCTATCGGTTCTGAATTGGTTTAGTGACCCAGAGTCTACTATCAGTGTCAAGATTGATGGTGCTCCAGCTGTAGTCTTTGGCACAGATCCTGAGACTGGTAAGTTTTTTGTGGGCACCAAAAGTGTATTCAACAAGAAAAAGATCAAGGTAAATTATAGTGTTGAAGACATATTGCGTAATCACGGCAACACTGTTCGCGTTGCAGAGATTCTTATTGCCTGCTTCAACAACTTGCCCAGAATTGATGGTATCATACAAGGCGACTTCATCGGTTATGGCGGGAGTGACACTTATCGTCCCAACACTATCACTTACAAGTTTCCAGATTGTGTAGAGGAGGCAATTATCTTTGCCCCTCATACTTCCTATTCTGGTGCTAATCTGCGTGAGTGTGTTGCATCGTTTGGTGTAGATGTTCCCGATTGTGAGAATGTAAAGTGGGTACAACCTGCTGCTCATATTAATCCTTATCGTGAAGATATTGGTGATATGTGTGACTTTGCCCGTCAGATGTCCACTCTATGTGAGTTTGTTTCTGATAGAAAGGCATCACAAATCAAGAAAGAGATAAATGCCAGCATCCGTGAGCAAAAGGACATTGAGGAGAATAAAATCGCAGAAAAATGTGATTGTGACATCAACCTGATACGACTGTGGAAGTTGGTTGCATCTATCAAGCAAGATATGTTCTGTTTCATTGATAGTGACATTGACATCTCTTGTGAGATTGATGGTAAGATAGGCGATCACGAAGGTTATGTGCTCACCAATCAATATGGTACATACAAAATAGTTGACCGTGAGGTATTTTCCCAACAAAACTTTACACTTGAAAAAAGTTGGTGATAGTCACTGGGCCCCTGAAAGTGTCCCTATAGTATGAACACTCCAAACTGGAAGCACAACTCTGGTAAGTGTAAACGAACCAAGGGAATGTGTAAGGGTAAAATTAAATCCCGCAAACAAGCACTTCAATCACTCAAACTGAAACTGAAATGACTACAACTCTTCTCCAGGAACAAGCACAACAAACCATCGCAGATAGCGTTCTCAAGAACACTCATCTGCTGATTGAAGCACTGAAAGATAACTATCGTCAATATGCTATTCGTGGGCATCAACGAGAGGCACAACGATTTGATTCTACTCCTGGTTATCATGAGCAGAAGGTTGATGAACTGAAGTCTGGTATTCTTCCGATTGATTATCAGGTAGAAACTGGTAAAAAGTATCACAAACTCGTTTTTATTGATGGTGGTGGTTCTCGCTCCGTTCATGCCTTCATTGATAAGCAGACTGGTGAAGTTTATAAATCTGCATCATGGAAATCTCCTGCCAAAGGTGTAAGGTATGATCTGCGATTGATTGAACAACGGGAATGGTTGTTTGAGAATGCTGATTGGTCTGGTGGGTATCTTTACGCAAAATGATTTACTCTAACCTCTCCAAGATTAAACCTAAACTTCGCACATCTGGTCGCGTATCAGGCAACTTTGGTAGGAACAAAGTTGTTAGTGGATCACCGATAAATGACCTTGGAATGAGTAACAAGGAGACTATCAAATGTACCACACCCGATGAGTATCTGGCACGACTTCATTATGCCTTTGATAATACCGAAGACAAGAAATTGAAACAGTTTCTTTATAGTGAAATTCGTAAACTTCATGTTCAGCGCGGAACTTGGTAATCATCAGTAATCCTTACTGGGCCCCTGAAAGTGTCCCTATAGTATGAACACACCTCAAATCGATCAAGTCTACTTCTACACCGTCTCCCGCTGGGATTGGCAAGATGGTGATGTAAACCAGATGTGGATTCAACAACTTGGTGATGCTGACTGTGGTAATCACTACGTTGCCATTGCATACAATCCTCGCAAAGATGTGTCAATGGTGATGTCAAAACCCCGCACATCCTATCACGAAACTCTTCAATGGGTTCGCAAGTTTTGTAATTCTTTCTCCATTCTTCCTTAATTAAATGACACACTACAATCCTTACGTTCAAAATCTAATCGAGATGGGTTATGATGCTGCTGATTGTTATGCTGCAATCGCACCTCGCGATGATGTAACCTATCCTCGTACTATTCACGGTCGCACATATGCAACCAAAGAAGACTATGATGATGCAGTTGCTGACTTTATCAACGGTCTTTGATTGAAAGTAAAATGAAACAAATTCTTGTGAAACCCACTATTGTCAAGATTAACAAACGTTTCGTTAAAAAATATGAAACTGTTATGAAACCAGTTAATTCTTGGAAAGAGATTACTCGTCGAATTGATGAACTTTTCGACAAATCTTTAGAAGATTATACTCTACTTCACAAACCTCATAATGAGTATTACTGGGCCCCTGAAAGTGTACCTATAGTATGAACACAACTCAAATGATCAAAGACTACTTTACCGACCAAGAATGGGATGCTATCTATGATGCACTCACCGAATATCGTGAGTGTGTTGATGATGAAAGTGTAGATAGTGCCTATTCCAAAGTTGCTGCACTTTTTCAAACAAAATGACACAAACCTTCTTTGTTCGCTTTGTATCTGATGCACTCAATTCTCCAGAGTATATCGGTCCTTTTCATTCTGAAGACTCTGCCTATGACTATGCCGACGACCGTAATAGTTCATTAGCACTGTCTGGCATTCCTTCCTCTGTTGCATCTTACTCCGTACAATGACACTCACTACCGAACAACTTTCCAAACTCGTTGAGAATTATGCCTCACACATCGTAGAGGGATTGGATACAGAATCTCTTGAAAGTATGGTCTTTGATTTACTCATTAGGGAGTACGAAACTTATTCTGAAGAGCAAATTGTAGGTGAGATTACAGAGATCTATGGTGAGGAGTTTGTTGTTGATTTGTTGGAGAGTGCAAAATGACACTCACTGATTGGAACGAATTGTATCGCAGAACCTATGAAGCTTACACTTACGCATCATTTTGTAATGAACAAGTAAGAGAGGCATTAGGTACATTACTTGACTCACTGATTGATACCAAACCAGAAACAAAATGACAACTGAACAATTCTTGATTGACAGTCTCTCTGATACATTTGCTCGCCGTTGTGATGAACTGATTGCACGAGATAAACTATCAGATGCTCATTCAATCTATGAGGAATGGATTGTGGATGGTGTAGATCCAGAGGACGAAAGTATTGACTATGAATGGTTTTTTCTTACAAATGACTAATGCTTACTGGGCCCCTGAAAGTGTCCCTATAGTATGAACACAACTTACACCTCTCCAGATACAAACAAGGTCTACACTATTGTTACATCAGTTTCCGAACGTGGTAACTGGGATGCGGATGGAAACTATGCACCTGTTGAGTATACACAGTACAGCATCTATGATGATAACCAGATGGTGCAATTTGCATTTGATGAGAATAGCATTGCTCGTGCAGTAAGGCATTATGAACTGCCTGGTCCTGATGTATCTTCCCGCTTTGATTGATGACATCCAAACAACTTAAGTCTGTGAAACTTCTGCTCCTGATTGTTATCATTGCGAATCTAGTTTCACCTGTTGCTAGATCCACAACTGCATCCATTTTGCATACCTCTGCCGACTTTATCTCACATGATTAAGTATAACGATTTTATCAAAGAGTTGCTGGCACGTGGTTGCTCAATCCATCGCACATCTGGCAAGCATCTCATCTATCGGCACCCTAATCTTACTCGAAATCTTGTTATCACCAAGGCAAAGATTGTGAAACCAGGACTATACTATCAGTGCAATAAACTATTACTTTCTGTCGGTGCATAGTAATGAACCCTGAAGAACAACTTACTCTGTATGATGAAGTAGATATGGATGGCAAAGATTGTGAGGTATGTGATAATGGAACATACCAAATTGCCGACCTGAATGATGAGATTCATGGTGAGCGTCACTGTAACAAATGTGGGCACTTTGTCAATCGATACAAAAAGGTTTGGTAATGATAACAACTGGGCCCCTGAAAGTGTCCCTATAGTATGAACATCAACGACCTCTTTCAAAGCAAGAAACTCTCTGAGACACTTGCACTCGAAAACTATCAACAGCGCAATGGAGTTGTTGACTATCGCCTTGATGGAGTTTGTAATCACTACTTCTCAAAGTACGATCTACAAGGTAATCGCGATGGCGAAGTTTGCCTGACCTGTAAGGTTTCCAAGACTGTCAAAGGGCAAATGCGCTACACTTGGCAAATTGATGGTAAGCGTATCGCAGAGAAGCAAATTCCCGCAGAGTTTAATGCTCTCGGTGCCTTTCGTTACTAATCACAATTAACAAAACAAAATGACATTTACTGAAGCACTTATTGCTGCTGGTTATTACTTTCAACCAGAGTGTGGTTGTTATCTAAAGGACGATTGTAATGGTAATGTTCATACTTATGTGGAGCAAGAAGAGAATACTTGGTCCTACGAAAAGTATGATGCAAATGATAATGTTTTGACCACTAAAGTATTCTCACTGTAGACTGACTAATGCCTACTGGGCCCCTGAAAGTGTCCCATTAGTATACCACCCAATTCACTCAAATCTCAAAATGCGTAAGATCGAATCCCAAATGAATAATGCAATCTCCAACCAAATAAATTGGAGCAATGCTAACACTCAAGTCACTACAGAAGGTGATGTCTCCCGTGTGTTCCTACATGGTAATCAGATCGCAACTATCGGTAGAAACTATGTGCAACTGTTTGATGGTGGTTATCAATCAAAGACAACAAAGTCTCGCCTCAATGCTATTCTTTCCGAGCACGGTGTACCTGGAGAGTATGTTTTTCAGAAGGACTTTCAATGGTTTGTTCGCACTGTTCAAGGTGTAAAGGCAAGCGATAAAGAAGGTTTTGTAAGCGCACCTTTCTTCTCTGGTATGATTCTGAACTAACCAATCATTCTCATTAAGTAACAATCAAGGAGAGGAGTTAAATCCTCTCTTTTTTTATGTCTTTAAGGTTAAATTATAGTTAATAATAGGTTAAATGTATTAAAAAGCCTTTTTTAAATGTATATAAGCGTTTGTAATCATTCTCAATAAGCATTACTTATTGATAGTCAATAAGGTATATTTAATGAGAAGAAGTGTTGTTATGACCCTATGAAGCTCTTGAAGTCTGGTGTTTATGACCCTTTAAAGCCTCCCAGGTCTTGTAACTTATAAATCATTTAAATGTGCTGAGACCTTGTGATCTTTGCGTGCAACATCCTAACACCCCTCCGCCCATATGTCAACCCCCCGCGATTATTACAAAACCGCCACATAGGTCGCACAAAATCCACTGCCCGCTGATAAATACTCCCAATAACTTGACACTCACTCCTAAGCATTCTATAATAGTCAAAGAACACCAACGGAGCAAGCTTATGTCAGTAGCATATCATCAGGCACAGAAGCAACGTTATAGGGTCACCCTAGAGTTTGACGTTCTGAGTGACTTCGATCCGCACAATATGGACTGGGAGAAGACCTTTCAGCTAGAACCCGCAGAGTCAGTGAGTGCATATGTAGAGGACTTGAGTAGACCTGACCGTTGGTGAGTAAGCACTACTGGGCCCCTGAAAGTGTCTCTATAGTGTAAGGATCGCTCATGATCCGTCACTATCACTCTCTGAATGAACTTCGTCCCCTACGCTATCCGTCGTCCCTTCTACTATGTGTTCGACTTGATCGTAAGTCCTGATTTCCGACGTGAGGAATTCGGTCGTATCTTTGATGCCTATGAGTATGAGCAGGGCACACAGATTCTTGGGTTCGTTAACTACTTGGGCATCACGGGACAGTTAGACGTATGCGAACACTTTAACATGTTCGCTAATGCTGAGACCCTAGAGCAAGCAATTGCTATCTGGGAAGGATATCAGGATCTGACTATACTCACTCCTGCCAAGTAAGCATCACTGATCTGACAGTCCTTGGGGCAAGACTATAAACTACCCCAGCACAGTTCACTACACTTTTCTTCGTCATTATGTCTAAGTCCGTTGTTCTCTCTCTGCTGGCTCGTGGTAACACTGGCAATGAAATCTTGACCATTCTCGATAACATCGTTTCTGATATTGAGCAAGAGAATATTGATGACGTTGCTGCATACTTCGCGGCACTCTGATACACTTACTGTGTGCCCCTGGTCGTTAGACAGAGCGTGAGCGATGTTGACACTGGGGGGCACTTATGTTATACTATGAGTATCACATAGGGTGATGCGTGAATGACACCGTTTGACAGTGTTTGGCGGTTGTGGGGTTATGCGGCGCGGGGGCGTTGCGGTTTATAAAAACGTCTAAGTCCCTAACCTACAAACCTTTGAAAGAGCGAGCAAGCTATCAATCTCAATAAAAAATTCCCGGACCTATGATCAGTCTTCGAAACCCTCCACGTAGAAGATCTCCTTATTGGAATTTTTGGAGAGTTATATTGGCAAGTTGGGTTATCCGATATCCCCGCCCCTTTTTTGGTGTATTGGGGTTTTTTATTGTCGTGATATATAAAACTGTGGTAAATTAAGTTTTACTACAAAAAATTTTCGGCAATATTTTTTAACCCCCCCATGGAAAAAGTATATCACATCTATGCAAAGGATAGATGTTTATTTCATTCGATTAAAGAAGAAGAATTCCACACAACATGGAATACGTTGAATAATATGGTAGGATTAATGAGAACTGATTATACAACTGATGATTTGTCTTATGAGGAGTTATCAACAAGTAAAGAGATATCATTAAATTCTTCTCACTAAGATTGACAAAATCTAAATAGACTGATAAAATTGATTTGAAGGTTGATTAAACTTTATGGCAAAAGGATTTACGGTTAAGGCCACAGCACCAACCACTCCCAAAGAAGAGTGGGACTATGATGCAATCAAAGAAAGAATGAAAGGAAAGGCAATTGTCTTTTGTCTTCCTGGCAGAGGATGTTCTTTTATCTTTCTAAAAGCATTTGTACAACTTTGTTTTGATCTCGTACAAAATGGAATGAGTATTCAGATCTCACAAGATTACTCATCAATGGTTAATTTCGCACGTTGTAAAGTACTGGGTGCAAATGTACTTCGTGGGCCCAAGCAAATTCCTTGGGATGGTAAACTACAATATGATTATCAACTTTGGATTGACTCGGATATTGTCTTTGATTCAAACAAGTTCTGGCAACTCTGTGATCTTGCACTGAATGAAGAAGGTGAGGAGAAGGAGATTGTTGCAGGATGGTATGCAACAGAAGATGGTCACACAACCTCTGTCGCACACTGGTTAGAAGAAGATGACTTCCGTAAGAATGGTGGAGTGATGAATCATGAAACTGTTGATTCAATTTCAAAGCGTAGAAAGCCTTTCACAGTGGATTACACTGGATTTGGTTGGGTACTGATTAAGCACGGTGTCTTTGAGCGTTTGGAGTATCCTTGGTTTGCTCCGAAGATGCAAGTCTTTGACTCTGGCAAAGTACAAGATATGTGTGGTGAGGATGTTTCATTCTGTCTTGATGCAAAGGAAGCAGGTATGATTACATGGTGCGATCCTCGGATTCGTGTGGGACATGAAAAAACTCGCGTAATCTAATGAGACTTTACAATCTTTTATATAAAGGGCGTAAAATTTATTCGGATCTCACCATGGAAGACTGTGGTGAGATTCTTCAAGACTTCTCGGAGCGTTTTTACTCGGGGGAGGATATCGAACCTAATGAACTTGAAATGGAGGAAATTTTAAATGTCTAGTAAAGGCGGATCTAAAACTTTATTTGAAGCCGGAGCACCGAAGAAGACACGTCAAGGGCGCTCGTCTCGTACATTACTCAGTGCAACCTCTCGTAATGGTCGTAAGAAGAAATACAGAGGACAAGGTAAGGGTTAATAACATAGATAAGGCAGGGGATTAATCTCCTGCTTTTTTATTATCAATTTATGTCATACCTTAATCATAATTTACCAACAATCACTTGTTATATTCGCAATGAATTTCTTTATAATCATAAAAAAGGCTATGGAGAGGTAACTTTATGTGACGTACACTCCGTAGCGTCCTTAGAGAAGCATGTACCCCTCTTTGAGGCGTTTCTAGAGAACGGGGTCAACTGGACTCGTAGACCAATTCATGCGTTCTGTTGGAAACCTGATGCTCCAGTTGCAGAATTGGAAGAGTGTATGTGGTGGGATTGCTTTTCTCCTTACATTGATATTCAAGTTCGTTCCAGATTGGCTAACTTACGTGCTGAACTTATCAACTATAAGGGAGAAAAGAATGAAGGAACCTATATGTTTACGTTAGATTGGTCATGGGAGTCAAAATCTACTTTGAATACTAACTTTAGTGAGACTCCAGAGCATAAATGTGCTCATTTTTTCAAGATGGATAATGGAAACTTCTATGCATACCCAAATAATAAGATTTTATGGTATGACGATGCATGGACACGCAATAGAATTACCAAAAACCCTGGATATGAAATTGATTTGACTGAATATTCAGTTGAAAATCGTCGTAAAATCGAAACATCAGATGATTTTATGTACGAAATTAAAGAAATTCGGGATAGCAACCCCGTAAAAAGTTCCGATTTAATAAATCAGGAGTAAAAAAATGACTAAAGATCCAAAGATGCTTCGTGAGATTGCAAATGATGATCTCACTCCCAAAAAACATGACTTTCAAGTTCAAAAGGAACTTCACGAAAAAATTCGTAATGATGAAGACTATGATGATTGGGAATATGGTACTGAGCCTATCCCTTTAACTGAATTTTAGTACAATAAATAAGGTAGAATTATAATACTTAATGCCACTAGAGCGAGTAAGTCAAGGTTTCAAAGATATTAGTATGACTTTTCAGAGCAATCCTCTGAGCAGTGATTTAATAGCACTTAAAAATGAAACTGCGATTGCTCGCTCTATTCGTAATATCGTTTTTACTCTTCCTGGCGAAAAGTTTTTTAATGAAAACTTTGGATCTAAAGTGAGTAGAGCTCTTTTTGAGAACGTTGATGAAATTTCTGCATCGATTATTCGGGATGAAATTCGTAATTCAATTAACAATTATGAGCCAAGAGTTCGATTGATTGAGGTACAAACAAATCCTGACTATGATAATGGTTCTTTTGATGTAGTGATTAATTATCGGATTATTGGTGCCGATGTTCCTGCTCAGCAATTACAATTCGTTCTGCAACCTACTAGGTAAATGCCATTAGTAAACTTTACAAATCTGGACTTTGACCAGATTAAAACAACTTTAAGAGACTACTTAAAGTCAAACTCCAATTTTACAGATTATGACTTCGAGGGATCTAATCTCTCAACGATTCTTGATGTGCTGGCATATAATACCTATATTACTTCATACAATGCCAACATGGTGGCAAATGAGGTATTCATTGATAGTGCAACTCTCAGAGAAAATGTTGTTTCTCTGGCAAGAAATATTGGATATATTCCCCGTTCAAAGAAAGCAGCAAGAGCAACAGTAAGTTTCTTTGTTGATACTACAAATATTACTCCTGCTCCTGCAGCATTAACTCTTAAAAAAGGCCCTATTGCAAGTACCACGGGTTCTTTTGGTAATCAATCATTTGTCTTCTCGATTTTAGAAGACATTACTGTTCCTGTAGTTGATAATATTGCATCTTTTACAGATATTCAAATTTATGAAGGCATCTTATTAAATACCAGTTTCACTTATACATCAAGAAATCCAAATCAAAGATTTATTCTTCCGAATAGTGGAATTGATACTGACTTAATCTCAGTGTTGGTTAAAAATAATTCCTCTACGGCAACCGTTTCAGTAAAATACAATCTTCAAGATAGTTTATTTGGTGTTGATGGCGAATCTGAAGTTTACTTTTTACAAGAAATTGAAGATGAAAGATATGAATTAATTTTTGGTGACGGTGTTTTTGGAAAAGCACTTCAAGAAGGTTACTATATTGAAGCATCATATATCGTAACCAATGGTGATAGTGGAAATGGTATTGGTCAATTTAGTTTCTCTGGAAGATTGACATATACAAGAAATTCTACAGAGTATGTTGTTTCATCCGGAATTTCTCTTTTGACGACTGGATTGCCATCAATTGGTGGAGAGAGTATAGAAGGAGTTGAATCAATTAAAAAATATGCACCTAGAATCTATGCCTCTCAGAATAGAGCACTTACTGCAAATGATTATGAGACTTTGATTCCTGCAAAAATTTATCCCGAAACAGAATCTATCTCTGTATTTGGAGGAGAAGAAGTAATTCCTCCTCAATACGGAAAGGTTTTTATCAGTATTAAGCCAAGAACTGGTGATTTTCTTCCAAACTTGATTAAAGAAAATATTAAAATGAAGTTGAAGAAATATGCCGTTGCAGGTATTGTTCCAGAAATTTTAGATTTAAAATATCTTTATCTTGAAATAGATTCAAAAATTTATTACAATACAAATCTTGCTCCAAATTCTGCATATGTTTCCGGTATAATTCAAACAAATGCCAATAAGTATGCTGAATCTACTGAGTTAAATAAGTATGGCGCAAGATTTAAGTACAGCAAATTCTTGAAAATTATTGATGATAGTCATGCTTCTGTTACATCAAATATTACCAAGGTTCAGATGAGAAGGGACCTTAGAGTGGTATTAAATACCTTTGTAGAATATTCAATTGGATTTGGAAATGAATTCCATATTAAGAGTATGGATGGATATAATATCAAATCATCTGCATTTAGAGTAAGTGGAATTCTGCAAGATGTATATCTTTCTGATATTCCAGATACTAATAGAAAGACTGGAACTATATTTTTATTTACTGTACCATCAACATCATCATTGAGCCCAACAATTTTGAAAAGAGGTGTTGGGAAAATTAATTATACTAGCGGAATTATTACATTAAATCCAATTAATATTAGTTCTGCTAAAATCAAAGATGGGCAGTCAATTATTGAAATTTCTGTTACTCCACAGTCAAATGATGTAATTGGATTACAGGATTTATATTTGCAACTAGATATTAATAACAGCATATTTGACATGGTTATTGATGAAGTTTCATCGGGTCTTGATCCATCCGCATCAAACTACATTGTAACATCAAGCTACACCAACGGGAACTTAGTAAGATCATAATCAAATGACAGAAACTAGAATCAAGTTTAGCAACATTGTCCAGAATCAACTTCCTTCATATGTGAGGGAAGATTTTCCATTAGTTTCTGAATTTTTATCTCAGTATTACATATCCCAAGAATTTAAGGGTGCTCCTGTCGATTTAATACAAAATATTGACAAATATATAAAAATTGACGAACAGGCCAATCAAGTTGGAATTGCATCACTGTCTTCTCCCGTATCAATCATTGATGATGTAATAAATGTAGCATTCAATCCAACATCAAATGGAACTTATGGATTTCCCGATTCATATGGATTGATTCAAATTGATAATGAAATTATTACATATACAGGAAAAACTGACAGTTCATTCACAGGATGTATAAGAGGTTTTAGTGGTATTACTTCTTATGATAAGCAAAATCATCCAGATGAATTAGTATTTTCACAATCAGAAGTTGCAGATCATGCTTCTGGTACTACAATCATCAATTTAAGTTCATTATTCCTGAAAGAATTTTTACTCAAGTCAAAATATCAATTAACACCCGGTTTTGAAAACAGAACTTTTTCTGACAATTTAAATCAATCTCTTTTTATTAAGCAAGCAAAAGATTTTTATAGAAGCAAAGGAACTGATGAGTCCTTTGAAATTTTGTTTAAAGTACTTTATGATGAAAATGTATCAATAATCCGCCCAAGAGAGTTTCTTTTTAGACCATCAGATGCACATTATAATGTAACCAAAGATTTCGTAGTTGAAAGTATTTCTGGAGATCCACTCAATCTTGAGAATTGTACTCTAATACAAGACTCTTATGGTGATATTACTAAGGGATATGGACCTATTGCAAAAGTGGAAAAAATAATTTCTGGAATTGGAAATACTTATTACAAATTAAGCATTGATGCCGGATATGATAGAGATATTAATGTTGATGGTGCAATATATGGAAATTTTTCTATTCATGCAAAAACAAAATTAATCGGACAAGTTTCTGTCGGAACCACAGTATTATCTGTTGACTCTACTGTTGGATTTCCTCAAAGCGGCGAATTGTTAGTAACTTATAATGACAGTAGCTTAGGCGTAGTACCATATTCTTCAAAATCTCTTACCCAATTTTTTGATTGTTCCAATTTAACTGCAACAATTTTAGACGCTAGTAATATTGGAATTAATACCTTTGCATATGGCGATTTTAGAAAAGAAATACGAGATATTCATGATCAAGTTATTGGAGTAACGACGGAAAGAATAAAGATAAAAATCAATTCTGTCTTAGAAAATCTTGATATTGTTGATGACACTTATTATTATGCAAAAGGTGACACTGCAGAAATTAAAACTCTTGGAGTCAATCCAAAAGATGTATCCTCAAACAATTGGTTATTTAATTTGGCAACTTCATATGATGTCAAATCTTTTACTAGACTTGATACTTCAGATAATACATATGGTCTTATTACCACAAACGATCATATTTTTAAAATTGGAGATAAATTAAAAGTTATAGGTGAATCGGGAGTAGAAAAATCATCTAGTGTTATTGACATCACCTCATCCAACTCATTAACAATAAGAGGACAAGGTGAATTATTAGAAAATACCTACATTATAAAAAGAGAATTATTAAAAGTAAGTTCATCAACTTTTCCTTCAACCTCAATATTAAATGCCAATGTTCAAAATATTTACAAGATAAAAGATAGAACATTAGTTGCATCACCATCTTTACCATATTACAATAATCAAGATCTTAATATTTCAGATAAATCTGTAATATTTTCTGGAACATTTCAAGGAGACACTTTCAAAATAACATCATCCACTGATCATGGATTTTATACTGGAGATATTGTATATTATACTCCAGAAAAAAATACGGTTTCTTCTACTAATGCTGATGGAAATGTTACAAAAAAAACCATCATATCAAGTTCTTTATTTGCTGAAGGAATTTATTATATTAAAAGAATAGATTTGAATAATATCAAATTAGCAAAAAGTAGATCAAATATAAGAGATTCAAAATTTGTTTCGGTTGATAATGCAACTATCGTAAATTCCAACAAAATTCAACCATATAAATTCAATTTAAGAACCTTAAAGTCGCAAAACCTTTTACGAGAAATATCTCCTTCATTAATTGAAGGCAAATTATACCCAACAAAAGCTGGTTTAACTGGAATATTGATTAATGGCGTCGAAATATTAAATTACAAATCTACTGATACTGTTTCTTATGGAGAATTAGAGGCAATTGAAGTACTTTCTCCAGGATCTGGATATGACATCATCAATCCACCATCTTTAAATATTAGTGATTTGGTTGGAACTGGAGCTACTGGATATTGTGCAGTAAAAGGAAATTTAAAAGAAATCAGAATAATTGATCCAGGATTTGATTATCAAGATATTCCCATCATTAAAATTACTGGGGGAAATGGCATCAATGCAAAAGCATCGGCAAATATGAAGCTGGTGACTCATCAGGTAAATTTTAATTCTCAATCAAACTCAGGCCTTGTTGCGTTAGGATCAACTTTATCTACGATTGGATTTAGTACATATCATAAATTTGCAAATTCAGAAAGAGTTATTTACAGAACAAATGGACAAATATCTGTTGGAGGACTGTCAACAGATTCTTCATACTATGTTTCTGTTCAAACTCCATATGTAATTAAATTACACAAAACCTTGGATGATTCTGTATCAGGAGTCAATACTGTTTCTTTAACATCTTATGGTACTGGAACTCATACAATTCAATCTTATAATAAAAAATCCATTCTAGCATCTATTAATATAGTTAATTCTGGTAGTGGATATGAGAGTAAGATTAGGACTGCTTCTTCTACTGGAATTAGTACATCTTTATATTCTATTGAAATAAAAAATCATGATTTTAAATCTGGAGAAATTGTAAACTATACTACTAATGGTATTGCAGTTGGTGGATTATCCACCAACACAAATTATTATATTACAAAAATTAATGATGATAATTTTAAATTATCACAAGTTGGTTTAGGAACAACTAATCAAGATTTTTATTATAATACAAATCAATATATTGCACTAAATTCTGTAGGATCTGGCACACACACATTTAACTATCCAGAAATTTCCGTAGAAGTACTTGGAAATATTGGAATTTCATCAGTTAATAATGAGACATTTAAAGCAACTGTTCAACCAATATTCCGAGGAGAGATTACTTCTATCCATTTATCATCAAAGGGTTCTGCATATGGAACTTCTGACATATTAAATTATAATAGATTACCATTGGTTACTTTGGACAGTGGCTCTGGTGGACAACTTGTTCCTATTGTCTCTGATGGTAAGATTGTTGAAGTATTGGTTAACAGTAAAGGAAGAGGATATAATTCTCCTCCAAATTTGACTATTATTGGAGCTGGGACTGGTGCGGTTATAACGCCAATTGTGCAAAATGGACAAATTCAATCAATAAAAGTTATTGAAAGTGGGATTGGGTATAATCCTGACACAATTTCAATAAAAATAACTCCTGCAGGATCTTTTGCTGAATTTTTACCAAAAATACCAACATGGAATGTAAATTTATTTGAAAAATATTTTTACACTATTACTAGTGATGATGGATTTATTACTGAAGGAATTAATAAAGAATATCAATTGCAGTATTCTCATTTATATGCTCCAAGAAGACTTAGAGAAATAGTTTATTCGGTTGATCAAAGTGGAAAATCTTTATATGGCAGTTCAAAAGTTGATCTGAAGAAAGTTAATGATATTGAAGTTTCATCCTCAGACCATTCTCCAATTATTGGTTGGGCTTATGACGGAAACCCAATCTATGGTCCTTATGGATATAAAACAAGACAGGGTGGAGTCGTATCTCAAGTTAAGTCTGGATATACAAAGGTTTTAAAACCAAATAGACCTTCTTTAACAGAATTTCCCTTAGGATTTTTTATTGAAGATTATGTTTATTTAAAAACTAGCGATGATACTGTTTTAGATGAAAATAATGGTAGATTTTGTGTAACTCCAGAGTTTCCAAACGGAACTTATGCATATTTTGCAACAATTAATTCATTAGCAGATTCTTCTGGTGTTTTTGCTGGATACAGGAGACCAACTTTTCCATATTTAATAGGCAAAAATTATAAATCAAAACCAAATGAATTTAATTTCAAAGCATCATCAAATCAAGAAGAAATTGATCTGAATAAAACAAATTGGTCCAGAAATACATCTTATTATAATTTAATTAATGAAAATGCATCATATAATTATTTGTCGATCCCAAATCGTTTAAATCAAACTGTTGATGTTAAGTATGCATCTTCTGGATTTATTGAAAATATTGGCATAGTTACTGGAGGAAATAATTATAAAATTAATGATTCAGTAGTTTTTAATCAATCTGGTACTTCTGGATATAATGTTAGTGCTAAAGTTTCCAGATTAAAAGGAAAACCAATAAATTCTGTTAGTGTTGCAACAAGTACAATTTCAAATGTAGAAATATACCCAACAAATAATGCAGGATCAGTTACAATTTTTGCTTCAAATCCACATAATTATTCGAATAAAGATATCGTATCTATTTCTGGATTAAACACAACTTCTGCATTTATTGAAGGATTTTATGAAGTTGGCATATCAACAATTAATACATTATCTCTTGTTATTGGTGTTGGCACAACAGGTGCGACCGGACTAGTAACTTATTTTTCTGTTGGTGGAAATTTAAATTCATTATATGTCCGCGAAAATGACGTATTTTCTATAGGAACAGAAAAAGTAAAGATTTTAAATATTGATACTCAATCTTCAAGAATTAGAGTTTTAAGATCTATTAGTGGCAGTGTTGGATCTGCACATACTGCTACAGAAGTTTTATATGAAAATCCAAGGAAATTAATAGCAAATTCTGGATTCAGAACTTCATATGATTATAAAATTAACAAGCAAATATATTTCAATCCAGCAGAATCTGTGGGATTGGGAACTAGGTCTGGTGTAGGAATTGGGACAACAATATTCTTCTCAAATCCTGGAGCAGGAATCACTCAAATTTTTATTCCAACTAGGACAATTTATATTCCAAATCACCAATTGGAAACAGGAGATCAACTCACATATTCCTTAAATGGGGGAAGTGCGATAGGAGTTTCTACAAATGGAATTTCTACATCCGTTACTTTATCAAATCAATCGACTGTTTATGTTGCAAAAATTTCAAATGATCTTATTGGAATTTCTAATGTAAAA